TATTTATAGATATGAAAAATAGTAAATTTGAGGACCAACTATCAAGAAGATATATTGGTGATGATGGGCATTGGTATTTGTTCTGTCGCTCGTGTGGTAAGCATAGACCAGAAACAGAATTCTACAATAAAAAGAATAGTCCCTTTGGAAAAGATTCAAGATGTAAAATCCATTTTAACAAGAAAGAAAAAGATGATGACCCCTCAATGAACTACCTCAAGTTAAACCCCCTCACAGAAAACGATTTTAAGATGGCAAAGGAACTCCTGGTGATGATGGGATATAGATTTGATACTGATATACCAATCCACATACAATTCAACAGGAAACACAAGATATAGGGTTTATTCGTTAAAGAATTATTTGTATATTTATAATACACAACAGTTCTTGTTGTAACCCCCCCAATACCCTCTGGTCTGTTACCGTATATTGCTATTCTTTTTTTAGGGTTTGGAGGGGGTTTTTTATTTATTTGAAAATATATTTGGTGGATTAAAATATTCTTTTTACCTTTGGGGACACACTTAAAGAAAAAGAGTTATGAAAACATCAACATTCACCCCCAAAATGATTACCGCCCTAAATGAAGGTTCTAAAAATCGTAAGAGATTATCCTTCTTGGGTTCACAGATTTCAACCAGTAATCTAAATGCGAGTTATAACCATATGTATATTTACTCAATTCCTGGTTTAGGTAAGACACACACCATCAACAAAGCGATGTCTGAAAGAGGTGTAAATCACGTCACTATATCAGGTAATGTGTCTATGTTCGCATTTGGAGTTCAATTAGCCCTTATCAATTTCTTAAAACCTAATGAACTAACGATTGTATCTGTTGATGATTGTAATGAAATCTTAAAGGATACATCAAACATCAACATCATTAAGAACATTTTAGAAAACCCTAAAAAGTTCCACTATCAAAAACATTTAGGTGGTTTAATTTCACAACTTGATGAATTACAACAACAAGCAATTGAAAGTCACATCGTTGAAGGCACCACAGGGTTTGTTGTTCCAACTAACAATATGATGTTTGTATTCACCGCTAACGAGCGTTTACCTTATGATGATGAAGTAAACGGTCAAAAGGTTAGGGATAAGATGATTCACTTAAACGCAATTCGTAACAGATGTCGTGTATATGATTTTATCTTGGAAGATGATACACAATGGGGTTGGATTGCTGATGTTGTCTTAAACACAGAGGCAATGAATGATACAACCATTTCAGAAGATGGTAAGGTTCGTGTATGTGAGTTTATGTATAATAATTGGAATAGTATGAAGACGAAGTCAATTAGAACAGCCAAGATGTTATGTGAGGATTTTGTTCGTTATGGTAATGATGCGGAGTTTGTTTGGGAGTCAGAATACTTGAAATAAGATTTGGAGAATAGAAATATTCTCCATATCTTTGTAAGACAAAAGAAATAGATATGGAAACACTACAAGAAATATTAGATAACTTTAATAAGTTAAAAGTTGCGAAAGTAAAAGAGGCTAAAATATCACATATCGTTGGAGCTCATAGAGCATCCCAAGTAAGATTAGAATTGGCTAAAATTAGAAAACAAGAAAGAGAAAATACACCTATTGACCCATTTGTTATTCAACAAAAAGAGATGGCAAAAATAGAAAATAAAAAGATGAGAGTTAAGAATGGTAAACTTTTGGGTTCAACAAAAGGAGCAGAAATGTTAAAATTACACGGTGAGAGAGGAAGGGAATTATCAAAAGTTCCAACAATTTGTCCTAATTGTAATACTGTTGGTCCACTATCCAATATGAAACAATATCATTTTGATAAGTGTGTAAGAACCAAAGGTTATTCTAATGAGTTAATTATAAGTCAGTATAAATCACAAAAATCAATATCAAAAATAGCACAGGAAAGTTTTGTTAGTAAACCACAAGTTAAACTAATCATAAGAAAATGGAAAGCATCCAACAACATCTAAATTTAATTGAAAATAATTTGGTAGTATCAAAATAATTAGTATCTTTGTAAACACACTTAAAAAAATAGAACTTATGGAAAACTATACAGAATTAATGACCTCTCTTTTGTCTGAATCAGACACCTACCACAAATTACACGATAACGGGATTGTTCAACCAATCTATTGGTCTGAAGACAATACAGGCAACATCAACTTTGATATTGAATCAATTAGAGATGAGTTTGAACGACTTATTTCTTTGATGGAAGAACATAACGAAAAATCTGATTTTGATTGGGATAATATGTAAAAATAATTTTGGTAGTATCAGAATAATTAGTATCTTTGTAAACACACTTAAAAAAAATAGAACTTATGAGCATTCCAAAATTAAAAACTGTATCAAAAGAAGAGTCAAATATGTTGACCCCTTATGAAATGAGACAAACAATTATCCAATTTAAACAGGAAGACACAATGTTTTGGCAAAAATTAGTATGTAAAATACAGGTAGTATTGTATTGTATTACTGTTATTTCCGCTATAATATATTTTACAAAATAATTTGGTAGTATCAGAATAATTAGTATCTTTGTAAACACACTTAAAGAAATAGAAATAATGAAACACACAATCACATTTACACCTGAAACAATCTGTAATCACTTAAACGACAGATTTGATGAAAACTTTACCGTAGAACGAATTATAGAAAATTGGGACGGTATTATTAACTACCTTGAAAATTGGACCACATCTGGTTTGATGGGTGATAACCTTTGGGAAGATTTTATGTCTGTTGCTGAAGAATGGGAAATTGATTTATTTGATGAAGATTATTACCAAGATTAAAAAATTATTAGTATATTTGTAAACACACTTAAAGAAATAAAACTTATGAAAACATTATCATTTACACAGTATTTAACAGCAACTCGTGAAGTAACCATCAACATTAAAGATGAAGAATTATTCCGTCAAAAATGTGAGGAGTGGACCAAAGAAGAAGGATTTTTAGATATTTGGAACTTGGAAGAGCCATTATTTCAAGATTGTGTTGAACTATCTTATGGTGAAATTCAAACAGACGAAGAAGATAATAATGAGTTCTACGATTTGATGGTAGAGGAAAATATTGAAACTTTTGATGCCGAATAAAATATTATGAAAACAATATTTATTGATTACCCGACAGATTTTTCTTTTAAGACAAAGAAAACATTTACTACTAATGAAGAAAGAACACAACATCTTAATCAGGTATTGCGTAAAAAAAAGGTTGAAAGTCCTTCACACGATTATAATGATTATGTTGTTGAAGATATTACTTGGGTTTTTGCTGAAAGTGAGTTTTGGATAATTGGTTCATAATATATTTGATTGTATAAAAAGAAATGATTATATTTAAGAAAAAAGAAATTATGGCACAATCAAAAGAAAGACAAATCGCAGCACAATCAAGTTTGAAATTAATCAACGAGTGGTCACACACTTGTGGTAAATGTTTAACCCTTAAAGAATTAGTAGCAATTACAAATGTAATTGTTGATTATGTTGAAATGGGGTATTCATCAGAAATTGGTAAAAGATTAGATACTATCCAAGAACATTTGGAATCAAAAAAATAAGTGTGGTGTTTCGTAGAAATCGGGTGTAGTATTTATTACTATACCCTTTTTTTATGAAAAAATGTAGAACCTGTAATATTGAAAAACACATTGATGAATTCCATAGGAAGCAAGGTCATAGAGATGGATACTCAAATAAATGTAAGGAGTGCGTAAGCCTCTATGCCAAGAACTTTAAGAATGGAGTTAAACTTGGAAAGCCAGATAGATTTAAGATTGCTCGTGATGTTAGAGACCGAAGAATAGTTGATGAAGCCCAATTTTCATTAGATGTAATAAAATTACTTGGATACGAACTTGAAGGTGAGTTTAGTGTTCACGAGCAGTTCCTTATGAGGCACAATCTTATTTAAGAGTTTGTGGTGTGACCATACCAAGTTGGAAAAGGACTACCCGCACATAACGGTCCCATAGCGTTATTACAATTACCATTAGTTGCTCTCCATTTACTACTCCAAGCAAATGCTGATGTTGGAACTGTAATTGGTGATTGGAATGGTGTAGCAGGGATTGGAGGTAATTGTCCCGAGTTCAAGTTACCTGATGTATATTCAGGATACAATCCACTTCTAAATATTAAATGTCTTCTTAATAAATTGTCGTTAAACTCTGCCTGTTGTTTTGAATTTGATTTAAGATATTGAAATGTTCTATGGTCAATCTTTTCACCTTGCTCACTTCTGTTTGATACCATACCAACAGAAACCCATTTAACATAGAAATTATCCATACCAAGATAATATGAATAAGTAATCAACATCGGTTGAATATAGGTATCCAATAAGTTCTTATAGACAACATAACCTGGTTGTGATATATCACCAGTATCAACCAAACGCAACATTTCTTCATACAAATTTGTTCCCAAACTTTCTTGTAGAAATATTGCTTGAGCCTGTAATATACAAAATCTTAACTCATCTGACTGAACAGATTCATTTATCGCAGTATAAGTTTTTAATGTGTTCTCCGAAATTAATAATACCTTATTCATTATAATATTTGGTTTTGTTCTATTACTAAACTTATTTGTTGGTCAGGATAGATAAGTTGAATAACTGGCGTCAATTCTCTATTGATAAAGTTTTGTAATGGTTTAATTGATGTATTCATAAATAACTTATATGTTGTTTCTAATTGTTCTGCTGATGATGTAAAACCACCAGGATTTGGTAATCCAATTAACGAACCATCAATAATTTTATGACCAGCCAATATCTGTTTTTGAACCAACTCAAATATCCCTGAAAAATAACCTGTTTCTACTGTTGATGCGATTTGAGTAATGTCTGGCTTTTGTTCTGACTCACCATAAGATACAATAACACGACCACTATTTTCAGCACCAGCATAACGACTTTCTATTCCTTGAAGGATTTGATTCTGTTCGTTCTGTGAATCAGGAGCAGGAACATTAAAGTGAACCCATAATGACGGGTTAAGTCCATTCTGGATATGGCTTAAATTATAAACAGTAATTTCGTGGTTCAATCTTACATCGTTGATTACAGATAACCAATCAGGAACTCCATAGTAATCATAACCTGATTGATAATTCTTCATATGAATTATCTGTCTGTCTGTAAAGTTTAATGGATTGAATTCACTAAACTCAACCATACCTGCTTTTCTCCAATTTAACCAGTCACGGCAATAAAGATATTTGGTAACATCACCACCCATTTCTTCGGGTTTGTGTAACCTCATATATCTTGAAGGAATTAAATACATACCAGCAATTCCTTGGCTTCTATCCTGTTTCCATACTACTTCCAAAAACACATTTCCAGTCGTTATAAACTCATAGAATATTTTCTTGGATATATCGTTCAAAGTTTCCTTTAAGTTAATCTTATAGTCCGTAATGTATCCCATACCAACAGCATTATCTACCTTGCTTCTAACACAAGCGTTTTGTATTGGTGAGGCATCGTTTAATAGATATAATTCATTAACGAATTGGTTATCCATACCCCAACTAATAAATGGCACATTCTTACTTATCACCTCACTAAAAGATGATAATGTTGCTTTGTTGAATTTTAAGTTTTCTATTTTAATCATTATCCGTTGTATACTTTAAATATATTTGTGTTTCCGCTATATGATACTATTTCATTTTGTGGTGAACCAGAGTAATTTACTGTTGCTGTTCCTTCATATACCACATCATAAGACAACATAGGGTTTAGGTTTGTAGTAGAACATTGCTCATATATCTTAACAAAATACTGACCAGGAATCAAGTGTATATTTACCGTGTTAGCAGATGTTGATGCTGTAAATACTTCAGGTGAGGTATCTATAACATTCATTGTAAATAAATCATATGAAGGAGCATAATTAACTGAAGGGACAATTCTAAATGGAATAAACTTCCAATTCTCCTTTGTTAATTTGTGCGTCATTGACCACAAGTAAGTAACATTACCGGTTAGGGTTTTGTTTCTTGAACAAGTGGCAACCACCTCATTAAATGTTCCTGCTTCTATCTGAACCATATTATTTTATTTGTAAGTATTATCCTGTAATTGTCCAACCTTTACCTGTTGCTATAGCTCGTTCAGGACCAGTTAAAGCAGCGGCACCTGTTGCGTCTGTTATGTCTATTGTTTTTGATGTTACGGTTGGTAAGTCATTAAACACTTGAACAAGTGCTGCCTGACTTAAATTAGTATATGAAATATTAATTTGTGGTGATGTTCCTGCGTATTGTCCTGAACCAGCATTTCTTAATCTTAATCCTGATATAGCACTTCTATATGTAGCACTACCTTGTAATTCTAATTTAGAAAACTTACAATAGAAATCTGTTGTTCCAGTAAATGATGATGCGAATGGAAATAAAAGAGTTCCCACAATATAAGTTGTTGATGATGGTGATGTAGAACCTAATTTATCTATATTATTTATTGTTCGTAAAGATGGGCAACCATTAAAAAATGAAGCTAATGTAGACAATGAAGTTAATTGAGTTGTTGGTAATGTTAAAGTTTTTAATTTTGGACAATATTCAAATGCGTTAGCCATACTAGCAATCGTTCCAACACTTGTAGGCATTGTTATTGTTTCAATATTAAATGCTTTTGTAAATGCTGTTTGAAAGTTTAGTAAAGAAGTCATTGATGTTGGTAATGTAACAGATTTAACACCAGAACTATTAAATAAACTAGTGATACTTGTTACCGAATTCATAGTAGATGGAAAAGTAACACTTTCCAATGAAGTAGTTCCATTAAATGTGCTTTGTATATTACTACATACTGGTAATCCAGTTGGCATTACAATACTTTCTAAACTAGAACAACCAAAACACATACTAGCCATAGTTGTTAATTCACTTTGATTAGTATTTGGTAATACAATATTTTTTATATTAGCACAATTATTAAATGTTGATGATAAATTTGTTATTGAATAACCTGAAGGAATAGTAATACTACCTAATGAAACACAATTAGAAAATGTAGATGCCATACTTATTCCAAATTCAGTAATTGTTGGTAATGTAACACTTTGTAAATTATAACAACCAGAAAAACAATTTGCCATAGTTGTTGTAGATGTTTTAATTGGTAATACAGCAG